TGTTGTATAATGTTGTGTCCAAGTTTCTGCTACTATAGGAGCTAATAACTTATCACCATCTACAGCAACTTTTGTTCTAGTCCCATCAAGATTAGTATCAAATAATTCGTCTTCAAGTTCATAGTCGGGAGGCTCGGCAACTAAAACTGAAGTAGTGGTAGATAGCCCCGCATTCCCATAAATATCATAGGGTGTTACTTTATAGGTATACGTTCCTGCTGCCGATTCAAAGGTAGTTGTAAATGTTCCAGTAATCCTACCTATCTCTGTTATTCCTCTTTCAACCTTATAATAATCTATATCGAAGAATCCAGTAGATGCCGTCCAATAAAGCAAAACATTATTATCTATAACCGACGGAGTAAGTGTTATCGCTGTAGGTGCAGTTACACTAACAGAAATAGCAAGTGCATTATCTGATTCTGTTCCTGATGAATTTACAGACTTTAAAGTATAAGCAGTAGTTCCTACAGTTATAGGTTCTAGAACAACTCTTGTAGAAGCAGTTTTTAGTATCTTATCTGCTGTAGCGTAATCTGCTCCCTGTCTTAAATCAAAGTATTGAATGTTACTAGGATCAGGATTAATCCACTCGATAATTAAATTCTTCCCCCCTGAATAAGAATAAGTTGTAACATCCGCAGGAGTTATAGCTGTACCTACAGCATCAACTAAAGTAGATACGGGAAGAGGATTAGCAATAGCATCTACTTCACTAGCAAGCTCAGCTAAACAAGTAGCTATCATATTCCCAACGGGGTCAGGTCTTGATATCCTAACTCCTGTAATGGGATCGGTAAGTTCCTGTCTGGTATTACGTATAGAACTAGCCAGGGCCAGGATCTTTGTTTTATTGATAGCCATTAGGTTATAGCTGGTCCCCATTTAAGGGCAGCTTGAACTGTTATTTGAGTTAGAGTAAAAGATTCATTAATGGCATCTGTTTGTAATTTAAATGATAATGCTTCAGAATCAACTCCTACATGAACTGAAATTGATTTGCCAGGACTACTAGCTAATGCTACAGAAGCTAGTGTTCCTAGAGCAGAAGCATCATATCCTAATGTAGTAATATCTAAATTCCCCGTCCCTTTAACTCTTGCTATGAACCTTTCAAAATGGCAAGTTTCATTTCCTTCTCGTAGTCTACAAAGCCACGTTTGAATACGAGGAGTAGGTATTGCTGTACTATTATCATTAGTAGCAGCGCTACTTATTCGATATATATTATTATCCGCAGAACCCCAATGTAATACTGGAAAACTATTGGAGTCAAATCGTACCAGTATAGAAGTAGGGTCCATGTTAGATGGAAAAGTCCATACTGCCCATCTAACCTTAAAGGGTTCTAGAGATCTAGAATAATCCCCAACTAATATATGACTATTAGCAGTGGCAGAATCCAAGGGGACCGCAATATAAATCTTCTTACTAATAGAATCAATAACTACTTGAACCTTATCAAAATGTGCAGGGTTAATTCTTTTCCAAAGACTTTCTATTTTATACGTTAATTCTCTTTCAGCAAAAATTCCATTAAATAAAGACAGCCCCTGCTTTGTAGCAATAAGAACATAATCTAAATTTGTTCCTTGGGTATCCAAAACCGTTCCAACACCAAAAGCTCCAGTACCAGCACCCTTATCTATGCTTATCCATGTCCAAGTGCCAGGATCACCTCCATTATCGGACACTGCATAGAGTCTATTAGATTTACTGAGATAAAGAATTTCTCTAAATTCAAAGGCATTACGTATAGAATCGGACTCTTCAGGAGCTATCTTAATAAAACCAGAAATTGCATCGAAAGATTCCGGCTCGTTAATCTTAGAGATTCTTATATAATTCTCCCCGCCATCCTCTCCCATAGTGATCATACGACCACTAAAAGATACCAGATTTACAGCCGCCGGAATTTCATCTACTTGGTTAAATAGGTAATCTGCCCTATCTATTAGGGCTACGTCATAAAAGTCAATAGTGAGAGTAGTACTTGTGTTATTAGCAATAGTCCCATTAGGAACAAAATAATAACTGTAACCATCTTGATTCCCAGTATCAGAAGCTGTCGCAATAGATTTGGTAGCAATAAGATGTCTTTTTGTAACAACTCCCGAGGCTCCTGTTGGGATATCTGAGAGATCAACTTTCTTGGTCCCATCACTCGTAAACTTGGCAAAAGTATCAGGACCAGGTATTGTGTAATATCCCGAAGCAGTCTCATATACCACAGCATAGTAATGAACCCCGGTTTCTATAACTCCACTAGTACTGCTCTCGGCAGCAACCATAAGACCGGAAGGTTTAACTCCTGCTGCTTTTCTAGCTACCCCTGAACCATTATAAACATAAACAAATTCGCTGGCTTGCCCCTCAATCCTATTATGAGGAGTAATATAAGCCCTATCAAAAAAGACACACATCGAGAAATCGGTCATCCCACTAATAGTCAAGATAGCAGATGACATATCAGTAGAATCATAAATAGAAGTTCCACTTAATACAAGAAGGCGGCTAGCCTGTCCCTGCATCTTAAACTCGTGGATTCTAGTTATTGCTGAAGCATGAGTTATATCTACAGCAGAACCGTCTCGCGTAGTTATATCATCCCCATCCCAAGTAGTATTGAGACAGTCTATGAAATGATCCTTTGGAACCGTGTCATCCTGACCACGGTCCCAAAGTCCATTAAAACGAGAGATATTAATATCTCTATAAGGAGGCATTTACGACCTATTAGACCAAGCAGCTACGTGCTTGATGTTTAGAGTTTTGGTAGCCGTAGTAGTACTACGAACTAGCAATACAGGTGTAACTTCCTCATCTACATCCAAAGCAATGCTAATCTCAGAACCTACCTGAGCTTTATCTACAAAGAATCTAGCATCGCCATCACTAGCAATTTCTACTCTAAACCTCTGATAAGTCCCCGCAGCCACGGTTGTTGATAGGTCAACTCCAGTAGCACTAGTAGCAATGCTAGCAGCTGCATTACTCTTATTATGAGCCGCAAAAAGGCCATCAGCATCAGTTAGCCCTGCATCCATTAGTACACCACATAAATCATCTTGTACTAGAGTAAGAGTAGTAGAGCTGCCTGTTACTGGCGGGTCTAGAGCATCTGCGGCGGTCCCTAGAAAACCTACAAAGAAACTCATAGCAGTAATAGCAGCTGGAGTCATTTGGGTATCAATAACTAGAGTCCCATGAGTATCTGGCTGCCAAGCTACAGTAGAACTACCAATACCAATAGCAGCTATATGAGCTGCTTCATTAGTAGTAGTAAGCTGCCCTACCTGAGAACCCTCAACTGTAGTTCCTTGGATACAACCAGAATCTGTCTCGGCAATACCCTGACCAAATACCCTAGCATTAGCGCCGTTAGCACTAGCAGTAGTATCAGCAATAGCTTTTACTGAACCGCCCCTGAAATCCTCACGGAAACCAATAAGGTTTGGCTGATCAAAAGACTGGGGAGTCCAGTAAGGAGAAGCCTTAGTACCTTCATTTGTATAAACAATTCCAGTACTTACATTAGTGTAGGTAGAAAATGCACCTACAATCTGTGCCCCTGTACCATCTGTACCACTAGTAGGACTACCTGTACCTACGGTATGAAAGATACCATTAGAAGCTCTATCTTTCAAATCCGCCCACATATTAGCAATTTTAATCATTTCATGCCCTCTCAGACACAGCAGCTAGGCTGCCAAAATAACTATCCACGAAGTGTTTTCCTGAAGGAATGTCTACGCACTCCCATACCTTGGCTAGTTCTAGTACCCCGTCTAATAAGTTCATTAAGGAAAAAGACTGCCTCAGCATCTATAGATTGGCCGAGGACGGGGTTTTGTCCATTAAACTTAGCTGCTAAAGCCGCGGATCTAGCAGCAATAAAACCTAGCCCATTAAGAATACCTAATGGACTACTAACTCCTGAGATAGCGGACAAACTTTTAAGGTAGTAAACTCTAACTTCTCTTGCTTCTGTTGCTCCTAGAAATTGTATTAGTTCTTCTCTCCATACCCAGAATCTTAAGTGACTTGTTTGTTCATCGTCAGGTTCCCAAATCTTTTGTTGCATATCTACATAGGTAGTTTCCCCTGAAGCTCTCTCTTCTAAATGTCTAGGCTCAATCATATCTGAAGGTTGATTAACACCCATAGTTAAATCGCCAGCGCCTATTGTAACAGTAGATGAGACTTCATTTAGTACAGAAATCCCATTATTGTGGAATCTCAACTGAAGTTCTCTATGTGCCCTCTTAATATAAGGTAACATAATAGCATCAGTAAACCTAGTCTTACTAGGATCATTCAGGAATACCGATGTTGCTTCAGTAATAGCATCTGACGCTAAATCAGGCATTTACTTGCTCGCAGATAATGGTTTAGGATTGGGAGTTTTAGGAACGGGAAGCCCCGCAAAATTCATTTTATCAAATTTTTCTGTATCTAAGACACAATTACAATTATAACAAACTACTGCTCTAGGGTCTACTACATGATAACAAGCAGGACATTGCTTCTGTTCTTCAGGAATAGTATCAACCCAGGGCTTATCTAGCTCAAGAAATCTCGCTGCTGATCTCTGCAAATCAGAGATAGTTTTAAGTTGATGTGTTCTCTGCCAATCATCATCAGCTAGACGAACTAGAGCTTTAAACCAATTAATTTGATAGCCACGGAACTTCTTAATCTTATCAGCAAACTTAGTAGTTGCTTCTGCTACAGTCCAATCACCCGGCTCATAAAATAGTCCCGGCTTAGCAACTTCAGTTCTAGCAAGAACCGCCGTAGAAAAGTCTTTAATAATAGCCTCAGCTAATTCCTCAGCTATCAGAGGAACTTTCATAGACCCGCGATTAGAATCTACATAAACATAGCAATGGGCAGTCCCTACAATTAAGGTGGAAATCCCTTTCCACGGAGCAGCAGGAATCACGTAATCACTAGGATAACAAGGTTTATTCTCTCTCAACTCAAAAGGAACTTGAGAGATTATAGTAACCTTCCTCATGTCTTTCGGCATTTTTCATCTCCGGAAATAAATACAGCCGTCCCGTGACTGAATTGCGAAGCCAAATAGGGAGACTCATTTTCAAAATAATCGTAATAAAAATCCACTTCCTTTTCAAATTCTGCTTGTTCTTTTAGTGCAATATCTTTCTCAGTAAATTTATCTTTAGCTTCAAAGAGATACTTATGAACTAGAAACTTTACTGCCTTCCAGACAGGCTCCTGGTAAGTCTCATCTTTCTCAAAAATCCAGAACGGCTCATAAGAGTAGTTCTCTACTAGTTCTGAATTTTTGGTAGCATCAGTAAACTTTTCAAGAACCCACCTGTCGGGTTTAAAAGGATATTTAGAAACTTCTCTAAGCCCTTTAAAACTCCTGAGAAAAATATCTGTTCCTTTATAGTACTCGTCAAATTCTCCGAACCTTTTTTCAGTTTCACTTGTAGTCCAAGCTAACCTGAAGTTAGGATGTCCTTCTTGACTGCCGAAATATTTAACGAGTTTCTCGTTAATATCTTGTACGTATGTAGGTAACATTTTAAATTTCGGAGGGAGTATCCCCACTGGGAATAAGAGATACTCCCTCCACTCCTCTAGTAACCCGAAGGAACAGATAGATCAGAGATATAACTGCATCCCGCCGGATTATCTACGAAGAAATTAAACGAAGCTACGAGATAGTACAACCAAGCGGCAGCCACGCCACCATCTGTGCTACGAGCCTCGAAGAGCTTTTTACCATGCTCTTCGCCATAGAAACCAGCGGGCCGCATTTCTGCACGCCCCCAGTTATTTTTCTTAACAAAGTCAATCCTAGTCTTATCCCAAGCAAAATGCTCGCGGACTGGACATCCAGCCATTTGCATCCCACCTGCTCCACCAAAGAATAGGTTAAGACCTTCATCCTTAGTAGTCTTCTGGATACTCTGGACCAACTGTCCTAGTTCCTCATAAGCCTGGACCTGACATGGATGCATCCAAGCCACACATTCCTCGCCACGAACCTTCATGCCGAGTCTATCACCAATCTTGTTAACTGCTAGTCTAGCAAATGGCAGAGCCAATGCAGCATTAGCAGTAACACGATTAGCCCTAATCTCAGGGAAATTAGCTCGATTCATACTGAGCCAAGTTCCAGTGCTAGCACTATCATGGTGATAGGGAACACCTAGCAGAGAAGTAGGAGGAGTAGCAGATAGGCCAGAAACAACAATCTTATCTGTTGCTGCTGAACTACTAACATTAGAAGCTAGCCTAACCTGATTATTTTCTAGGTCAATCAGGTCAATAGCCACGCCATCACCAGTGGTACGACGAGTACCTAGACCAGTGGCATAGACGTTAACATCCTGACCAAATCGCAGGAGTCTAACACCAAAGCCATCAGTAGTACAAGTGTAGGTATCTTTACTACCACCTGTAGCAACAGAGGTAATAGTACCAACTACACCATCTCCCTTAGTCATAGACAGGGAGTCAATATGACGACGAAATTCTGCCATACCCTTAGCAATGTTACGCTTAAAGACAGATAGGACAGCTTTTCGCTGGTCATTAGTAGACCATTCTACGTCTGAGTTCCATTCCACAGCAAATGAAATATCTTCAGTAGATACGGTAGCCTTCTGATAGTTTGGCCCACCACCTCTACCAAGATCTCCACCAGCCGGAGAATAATGCCGGAACTTTCCGCCGGGGCGGATTTCTAGGGGTACAACCATATCCCTAGATGATACTACGTTTACATCCCTCTTCTCAATAGATGAGAAGAAAGTATCCTCGCGCTCGAAAAGGATAGGTACTTTCTTTCGTACTTTCTCAATTTCAAGGGCAAGAACATCAGCAGCAGCCTGAGCAGCCATTTATATCCTCACTCTAAGATACGACCACATCATCAGACAAAACATCTAGATCTGACATTTCTCTAATGTCCTTAGCAGACGATACTCTTTTTCTGCGTCCACCAGAGGAAGTAGTCTTCTTTGTTGTAGACTCTTGCGAATCTTTTACATTACCTCCAAGAGCCTTATTTCTTACTTCTCCTCTAATTCTCGGTAATACTTTACTAACGCGCCTTAGCGCCGCGTCTACAATTTTAGCTAAGGTTCCTTCCGAGAACTGGTCATTAGCAGCAGTATCCCAAAGAGAGCTTTGAGAACTTTGAAACTCCCCATCTTGTTTAAGGTTGGAAAAAACCTCATCTAAAACATCTGAAGTGATGTTATCTTTTAAATAACCACTGACCTCTAATTTACTTAAAGATCTAGTGACATTTGCTTTTACAGCAGTTTCCACCCGTCCCAATACTTTCTGTTGAGCACTCTGGTACTGACCATTAAAATGGCTAGTCTTTTCCTGCTCGAAGTTCTTTTTAGCCTTCTCAAGTTTTTCTACTTCCTTGTTAGGAGTTTGAGAAATGCTAGAACCATATTGGGTATTAGGATGAATCATGCCATAAACTATCTGGGCAGCTTTCTTAACTTCATCATTATTAAGCCGCTGGCCCTCTGTGTGGAGATGGCTAACTAGATGATCAAACATGGGAGTAACAACTCTTGTATACTGATCAGCGTCAAGCTCCCTAACATTATCTAAAAAACTTCCTACGAAAGATTGAAAAGATTCTGCATTTCCTTGTTTAACTCTATTTAAAAGCTCTTTAGAAGATCCTTCTTTAAATATATCCTGCTCTACCTCTGCTAATACTTTACTTCTTTCTGCTGCTTCTTTAGCAGCTTGGACTGAAGGAAAGACATCATAGAACTCTCTAGAGCTATACCACGCTTGTTTCAAGGCCGGAAAATCCTTAAATACTTTAGGGTATTTAGCTTTCATACCCTTTAGAGGACGTTCCCCTAGTGGCCCTTCTTCTTCCTTCTCGTCTTCCCCTGCTTCCAGTACTTCCTCATCTTCAGAAAGTTCTGGTTCTTTTTCCTCTTCGTCTTCACCTTCAGTTTTAGCTTCAGGTGTAGAGGTTTCTTCACTAGGTTCCTCTATTAGAGTATCCTCAGTTTCCTCAGGCTTAATATCTTCCGACTCACTGGCAGTATCTAGTATATCAAGGTCGCCAGATAACCCCTCCGCAATAATTTCCTCAGGCATTACTTCATTCCCTCATCAGACTCAGGAGCTTCACCCTCACTAGTTCTTCCGTCCGGCCCTTGTGTTTGTGCCATTAAGTTCTCTTTATGGGCCTTACAGTGTAACAAAACATTCATATATCCTGGCGGATTAAACTTCCTCGTTTCCTGTCCTTGAGGACTTTGTAACCAAGATGTGCAAACAGCAAACTCTACAGCATCATCATCCACATCGGGGATAATAGGCAGAGAAGATGTCTGCTCATCCTTGGGGACTTCATCTAACAAAACTTCAATTTCAGCCCACTGCTTATTCCTACTATCCTCACCAGGAATGACTAGTTGTTCAATACCTAAGATAGTTTTAATTAATGTAGCATTTTGAGGGCTGTATAGTACTGCATCTATTTGTGGATTTCCCTTATCCATTAGAGACATAAGAAGATCTCTCTTCTGCATCCATGATGCTGGAAGATTATCAGATCCTTCAACTGTAACTTTACCAACCATGCCCTGTGTTTGTTCTCTAGTTACCCAAACATTTACAAAGTTATTTCCTTGTGGCTTAACAAAAGCCTCCTTCTCTTGCATCGTTTCAATATATAGAAGAACAGACTTATGTAAAACCTCAACGACAAACTCACTTAACATCTTATAATAAGTAGATAGCCTTTGTAGGGCATTAGATCTACTCATAGAATATTCAGCTGCCGTATCAGAACCTCCAACATTAGCACCACCAAATATAGAAGGAAGAGCACCAGACACAAACTGTCCCATTTCTTTAAGTGCTTCACCGAAGGAACCCACCTCTCCAGATAACATAGAAGGCTTAGTAGCATAAAAAGCATCGTTTAGCCCGCGTCCACCTAGAGGTTTGGCTGGTGTCATCTGCCCTGGAGATGCAGTCCTTCTCCCATACTGATCAAAATCTACAACATCTGGGTCAGCAAAAACTTCAGATACTCCATGATGAATAGTCTGGTCAGTTATGTTAATCAGATCATTTGTCATATCCTGAATATCTAGGAGAGCATGTCCCAAAGGATTAGAATGTAAATGATCGGATATAGGACTTTGTGTTATAGTCCAGTGATCATCAAGATCTTCTTCAATAGCTTCTACAAGATGATCAGAGATGAATGTAAATCTTCCGCCCGAGGGAAATTTATCTTTAAGCTCAGCAGAGTCACTCTTCTCTAATCCATTAAATGCCCAACTCCTAAACCAAACAATCTTAACTACAACTGTATCTTGATCCTCCCTAGAATCGTCATAGTGCTGCCTAAGATAAGCCTCGTTATTCTCATCATCAGTTTCTGAATCTTTTATCTTATCATAAAAGCCAGGAAATTCCTCTCGCATCCTAGCAGAAGAATAATCTAACCTAAGAATTAAATAGGGAGTCTCATCCTGACTCTTTACGTAAGAAGGAATCTCTACATTTCTAGGCCCAAAAGCTCTGAGAAGTACTCTACTCTTTTCCTCATCAATAATATAAGGTACTTGCTCTGTAGTAACTTCCGTAGAAACTTTTGGATTTACTACCTCCTCACATTCTGCACAGTAGGGAACAGTTAATTCTTCCTCATCACGCGGCATCTCCAAAGGAGCGCCACACTCAGGGCAAGAATAATTTTCAGTCTCTACTCTTTCCTTTCTAAATCCAGGTCTAGCAAAAGTTCCATACTTCTTATCTTTATCAGTATAATTCCAGATAGCTGCAAAATCCTGATTCCAAAGAATAAACAGTAACTTAACAAATAAAGTACCGAAGTTATTATGACTCTGGATGATATCAGAAATAATACTATAAGCCTTGGCAGTATTAACATCTTCTGCATCTTCCGCATTTTCTGGGAAGAACTGAGCATTAGGAACGCCAGAGCTTAGGGCAGCAATTATACTTTCTCCATGAGCCTTAATAATATTAGCTTGTCGAGGACTCTCATCTATCCCAGATTCTCCAGGGATCACTACTCCATTAACCGTAGAGTAAGCACCCTGGTTATCATCCCAGAAAGTATATTGTAGATCATTCCAGTAGTTATCTAAGAGCTTCCAAACTCTGGTTCGCCGGGTTCTAAATTCAGAGGATCTCTTTTCATATCTCTCTACTAAAGGATTAATTTTAGAGTATATATCCTCAAGATCCTCAGCCGCCGCACGTTTTCCTTCTGGAGTATAAGGAAATTTAGTATTTCCAACAGTAGGCATTTAGAATTGCTCGCCCTTCTTCACTTGTATATGGAAATGCTCATTAGGATTTCCCAAGCGTTCTAGAAGAACTCTAAATTTAGGAGTACCATAACCACTAAAGGAATTTAAATCTTCCTCAAGACGTTTACGAAACCTAATCTTTGAGTTCTTAGAAGGAAAATTCTTTGATCTAAGATCAATAGCTTCATCTGTATAATGCCTAGAGTTCTTACTGTGTCTTCCATCATTAATACTAGTTATTACTAGTACTGGGGGAACTCTAGTACTTAACTCGTGTGAATGCAATATAACATTAAGCATAAAAGTTAATGCCTTGTTAATTTTCTTTAACCTTACTCCCGCTTTGAACGCTATCAAGAGTCTCCTCCACCTTCTTGATCTGCTTTTCCCATTCCTTCTTAACTTCATTACCTGCTACAGACTGAGAAGCCCGCTGTAGATCAGCTTGCCTTTTTCTCCAGTCTACAATACCACCGACAGGTTTAAAGTTACTAGGGATATTAATAGCTTGGCTAGGCTGCTCATCAGACACTCTAAGTATTGCCAGAAGACGCTGATAATACTCATCCTTCTCTTCCCTAGCTAATCTAAGTTGTTCACGATAGATTTCACAACAATCACACTCAGGCCGCTGAATGCCAAATAACTTCCTGACAAGCTCTCCGATAATCATCTCCTACCTAGCCTTCTAACTCTCCGAACGGATTGGCTACGGGAGAGTCTTTGTTTATCAAGGACTTCCATCTTTCTATAGAAAGAGGTCATATCCCCTGTAGTTTCTAATTGCCTAACCGCACCAGCACGGCTAGCTAAGTCTTCAAACTTTGCCTTAGATTCCCTTATATGTCTCTGGTAAGCTCGACATAAATAACGTAGGGTATCATAGGGATCATCTCCTTTAAACTCTGCTACATCCTCTGTTTCATTCCCGTCTTTATCTTTACCATAAACACAATTAGGAATAACCTCAGCAAGCCTTTCACAGTTTTCAAAAACCTGTAGCTTAGGAATATTTACCTCTTCTTCATGAGTCTTAAACTGATCCATATATGCTGAGTAGGCTCTGATTCCCTGATCTCTTAAGACCGTGTTTGCTTTTATTTCATCATAATCTTTAAGAGGTTCTGTCCTTGGAATCTGTCTCCATCGTAGAAGTTCTTGGAGTAATACCTTACCAGAAATTCTTGACCCCGCACCCTTGTCTGCTTTTCTAGGATTAAGATCAGATGCCTGTCTAAACTGTTCTACTAAGGTATGCTCTTCTCCTCTTTCTTCAAATGCCGTAGAGTCCATAACTATATCAGCTAGGGAATCTCCTCCATTTAAATCCTTAACAGTTGCTCCCCAAATAGCTACCTTCTCTCTTTCTACTCCATATTCTCTATACACATAGAGCCTACCATCAGGACTAACCGCACCCCATAAACTATAAGCTAGCGCATCATAGCCCCAATCAACAGCAAGAATCCTAGGCCAGAAAGCAGGGATAGTAAAAGGTTTGATAATATGCTTAGCATTCTCAGGTTCCCCGTCAAGAGGTTCCCTTCTCCAGTCCTGAAATACTTGTCCTTCAAATGTCCACCAATCACCTAGTAGTTTAGCAGCTCGCTCTGCTGGAGGTAGCATCTCTAGGAACTTAATGTACCTAGGATTCTTCTCCATAAGCTCAGGATTATCATACACTGAAGCTGGTATGAATACCCTAAACTCTCCAGACTTAGAATCTTTTATTAACTTACCACCTTCTTTACAGGGTTCGACAAATCTTCTTCTGACCCATGTATGTCCGATATTTCCAGGGTTACTTGCGGATCTGATAATTGGTGGTATACCCACGAGACTCCGCATTCTGGAGAAAAGATACCTATACATCCATTCGGTGAAACTTGTAACCTCATCTGGGGCGAAGTACTGGTACTCATCGCCATCATAGTTTCTGATATCTTTTTCATGTTGTGCATGTCCGAATCTTATATAAGAACCAAAAGCCGGCCAGTGATATCTTTTATATTTATCCTGCCATACCGCCCCCGTTTGGGGATAGAACTTATGCGCTCTAAGTATAATTTCAGACTCTAACTCAGGAAAAGTTCTCCTCATTATAAGCCCCTTGAATCCTTTATATTTATAGAACTCATAAAGGAGAGGGAGCATTACTAGAATTTCACTTTTTCCTGGTCCTGCACTTCCTCCAAAGAAAGCCTCAAATACATCTAAAGGAATCTTTAGAAACTCTTCCTGTTTAGGGAAAGGTTTCCAAGTAACATCATTCATTTCTTAACTCTACGTCGAACCGGCTTGTTGATTAAATCAAACTTCCCAACAAGCTCCGATAAAGTACCATTCATATCATGAGACTCTGTTTGTAGGTTGGTAATACTACCCTTTAAGTTATCTACTTCTACTTCTAACCTAACCCAATCAGAATGCTTTACCATCTGAGCAGCTAGAGCATTACCATTTCTCTGAGTTAGACTAAGTTTAAGAAGTTGATATAACTTGTCTATAGCAAGAAAAGCTATAGCTCCAGCTACACCTACTTCACTAGCAGTAATGGTGTCTCCAAACATTCTAGCTCCTTGAAGCTATGACATTCTGTAAAGCTACTACCGCGTCTATGACTTTTCTTGTAGCTATCTCTACTTCGTCATCGTCTAGGAGATCTCTATCTATTCCTTGTTCTGCTATGCCTAGAATACTCTTAACCATATAAACTGCGGCATCTTGTTTATATTGTCCTTTTTGTGTAATAAATCTCTCAACCCAAGTAACCGCTTCTACGATATAGGGTAGAAGTTTTGCTCCTAATGCTAACCAGCCCATGTCTCCTCCTATACTGATAGGGCATCCTGTTGTGCTTGGTAGGCAGCTTTAACCTCTGGTGTCCACGCAGCATTACAAACATCTTGGACTCTTCCATCTTCACCAGAAATATCTGTATCCTCCCAGCTACCAGATGACTTGTCGCTGGGTGCTACCACATGCCGATGAAAAGTACGAGTCAACTCCTCACCATCTTCTTTGATTATAGTTGCTGTTCTAACTTGCACCTGCCCTTTTTCAAGGATTTCAATCTTATCTGCTACAATGGTTTTTGTTATTGCCATGTCTTCCCTCCACGCCTAGAATCCACTAAGCGCAATGAATTAATCTACCCAATAGGATGCTGTCACCGTGAGGTATGCGCCGGTATCCCAGTCGGTATAATCTTCCTGATAGTCCATCTTCAATCCCTTCTGGAAAGTAAAATGGTCCGTTCCGGTTGGAACATGTGCAGTCCGCCAGGCAGCATCCACCTCACCAGCAGGATACAGTCCGATGTACCCATTTGATGCCCCACTGTGACCCACGGCATTGCCCCCAACCGTAAACGGCAGGCCAGTTACCCTAGCTGAACCAGTCCAACTCCCCTTATCCGTCATTACTCCATACGCAGTGACTGTGACCATTCTTCCAATTTTCGTGTATATCCCGCCCATGTTATGCGTGTGACTTCCGGCAGAGCCTGTAGTACCCTTTGGTACAGGACTCCAAGTACCTTCTTCATAATCATCTAGGGCATTTGCTGCTGCGGTGTCAGTACCAAAGGTTAAGCCATGCTCGGTAACGCTCATTCGTGTAGCAATATCTACACTACCCGTAAAGCCAGTACTAAACTCCATTCGACTAGGATGTGAACTAGATGTCCACGCTCCCGCCGCTTTAGCGAATATATGGCTGGCGAGAGGTTCCCAATTAGAGTCAGCATCCTGCCCACCAAATTGTAAAGCTCCAAGAGTGCCGCCATCGGTGAAGGAACTCCCGGTATCGATGCGCGATATCAGGAGGTATGCCCCAGCAGTCCTATCAATGTGGAGCGTTTGCGCTGGTGTAGCAGTCCCAATACCTATACGATCTTCCCCGCCATCCGCAAAGAGCATATTGGCCTGGCCAGATGTCTCCACGCGGAAGTCTACATCTGCCCCGGTATCATTAATAGTAACAGCCCCATCTGGATCAAAGGAAGTTACAGTCTGCCAAGAACTATCTCCACGTAGAAATGTAGAACTACTAGCGGTTCCAGATCCTAGACGGGCTGTAGCAACTGTACCGGAGGAAAGATTTGTCGCAGCTTGTCCAGTCAAACGCGCACTAGCAACTGTACCGGAAGAGATATTACTTCCATTTAGAGTAGTAAGATTAGCTCCACTTACAGCAGCTATAGCTCCAGTGATCTGTCCGCCGGGAATAGCTGTAAGATTAGCTGCACTAAGATCATCTATAATCGTAGAACTTAGCGGCCCATTAATCTTACCATCTATACCAACTAGGGCTACATTACCAGATCCGGCTTCTATACCCCCAGCAGTATCAATAGAGTCTGCCGCAGTTCCAGTAACCGCTACTTCAGTAAAAGGAGAACCGCCAGTACCTGAAAGAGTATTAGTAGACATAGTTACCTATTTAATTAGAATCTTAGCAGTTACAGTTTCAGTGTCCGCATCTACAGCTTTAATCCGCACAAAGTTAGCTACTATATCTGCAACAGTCACAGCCCCGCCAGCAGTAGCAGTGATAGCTGGGCCTGTATCATGGAAAGAAGCATCGGCATTAACTATAGCTGTTTGTAGCTGATAGTTTACAGTAGTAGGTGTAGAACCAAAAGCTACTTCCCAGATAAGATCCATACCTCTTCCGCAAGGAATAGCCATAGCCTGAGACTCATTACCATCTGATAGAGTCTCAGCAAATACTGTCTTGGCCTGTCCGCGATTTAGCGTCTCTACATAATCTACAGCATTCCATAGTGGCATTAGCTCTTTACCTCAATAACTTCATACTCTTCTATCTTACTAATGTTAGGAGCATAAAAGACAACCTGAGGAGGCTTGCCCTTCTCGTCTACACGCCGGGAGGAAATCTTTGATAGTACACCGGAGAGGTTAGCCGCGATTTTACTTTTCTTCTCTACATTAACTAATCGCAACTCATCATCATCTACCATCTCTAAAGTAGTAAGTAGCTTTTCTGCTGCTACATCTTCCACTCTATCTAGAGTCTTATCTATACTCTTACGTAAGTCTTGGTTCTCTTCCTGAGCTTGACTATGCTTAGCATGTTTAAGCTCATGTGCATGGTGTAGAGAAACTCCAAAATTCTCCGCAGAAGATGCACAAGTACCTAGAGTAGCAGCCGCGCCTATGACTGTACGCTCATCATGAGTAAGATTAGGCGCACCTTTCTTACGTCCGCCATTCCCTTTATTGAGAGCTTTGACTAGTTCTTCATTACTTACTAGTAACATAATATCCCCTAAAGAGGGAGAGAGCGGGAGAGTATATATTCTTGGTAGTATATTATGACTAGGGAGACAAGCTAGTCACCCTCGCCGCCCTCCACCCCACTTATAATATACCAAAATAAGCACCCCCCGTCAAGTATTTTTAAGTCCTTTGAAATCAGCGGTTTAGCTTGCTTGACAGTAGGTGCTTCGCCCTCCTTTCGCCTTAGTATATTTCCCTAAAAAATTCTGGGCCAATTTTGAGTTTCCGAAAAGATGCGTGTGATGGAGCCTCCCACCCCGCCTAGTTTTATGGGACCAGAAAACTTGGTGCCACCCCCAAATTATTAATGGCACTGTAACCTATTGATTTCAAAGAGGTTATGGTAGGGCATATTATATTCTTGACATAGTTTTGAATATAAACTAAGTTTAGGATTGTTTGATGGTCGACAATAAGTAAAGGCCAGCGGTTGACAACTGAATAGCGGGCTGAGCAGCGAAAGGGCTTAGCATCGCACGTTCTTAGGGTAGGCTAAGGATTCGGAACTATCCTTAACCAACAATAAAACCCAAGGAGTTACAATGTCTTTACTTCAATTCAACATCTCAGTTCCTGAGCTAACAGGCGACAATCTTAAGGAAGAACAAATACAGATTGAAGCTACCGAATATGACAATATTCGCGTTAGCATCAACATTGGGGATATAGCTGGGATATGGGATAGAAACATCCTAAGCGGTAGCATAGGACTAGAACAGGCTCGATATATAGCCAAGCATCTAGAACTTGCGGCCGACAAACTGGAAGAAGCTAAGACTAAGAAAGCTGAGATAGTAACACTACTATCTCGGTAGACTCTAAAGGATTAGTAAGGACTACCTACCTAGTCCTTACTAGTTTGGAGGGGAACTAATGGAAGAACTAGTCATCATGCTAGCCTTCGATGTTTTCTTGCTAGGCTTGATTGTTAGAACATACTTCATGAGATAAAAAAGGGGAGGCTCCTTGTGAGCCTCCCCTTTTTTTGTGCCTACGACTAAGTTAGGTTAAGAGTTTGCAATTACATTGTCGGCTTGCGACTCTGCTTGCTCCTGGCTCATACCTAGTTTAAGCATGGACCTAACCAGGGTCTCGCGAACCTTCTCTACTGGGATAGGCTGGACCTTATTCAATGCCGCACTATAGGCATTGTTCTTAGCACTATCCTTTACCTGCGCATTAATCTTATCTAACACCTTCGCTTCATCACCATCAAAGTATGCTAGGGCATCTTCTAGACTAGTAAAAGACTGATATGTATACTCAGTCGGTTCACTAACTGAGGCTCCGGCTCCATCATTGGCATCCGGATTCCAGCGCACTGGCATCTTCGCGGTTGCGGTAAGTGTATTACTCATAATGCTGTAAGTCTCCTGAATTGAAGCAGTTAGCGGCGCTAACTTTAAACCTCAATTCTAAAACCCATTATAACAAAAAATTCGAATTATGTCAACCACATAATGGCGACGGGGGAGCCATTTACACTCCGTTCTCGATATAGTCTATATGTAGAGATACCATTTACACTCCGTTGTAAATGCCCGCATCACTCCGCTGTCGTTCACTACGCTACACTTCGCTCACTACGCTATGCTGCCGCTACGCTGCTTCGTTACGCTACGCTATGCTAGTTTCACTTTGTTTCACTATAGCATAGCTTCACTTCACTACGCATAACGCTTCACTATAGCATAGCTTCGCTCTCTACGTTCCACTTCGTGAATGACACCGCCAGCTCTATGATGCGGGAAAGAACATGCATTGTCAAGCATATAATTT